GGTACAATTGCGGTTCCATTGATGGTATCTTCGGATCCGGAACAGAGAATGCAGTGAAAACATTGCAGAAAGTGCATGGACTTACAATTGATGGCATTGTTGGACAGAATACATGGAGAATCTTACTGGGGATGTAAGATGATCGGCAGTGATATCTGGATGCAGATTCCATCTGGATGGATTGCTGTACGGTATGGCGGTAAGACTTATGTAGGATAATCAAAATCGTCTTGTACTAACTGGCTAACTCCAAAACCGGTCACGAGAGAAAGGTCGATCCCTTCCTTCTCAAAATAATTCTTTTCTATTGCAACATACATCGGTGCATAGAAGATAGAATGAGCGACTTCATTCAGTGTGACAGGAATCAGATCCGTCCTTTTATCATTGATAGATTTTGAAGTTTTTGAAGTTTTGCCTGTCGCAGATTCCGGTTTATCAGCGGATGTGCATGCCAAAAGTGAAGTGACGGATAGTGTAAAAAGTAGAAGAAGAGCGGTGATACACTTTTTCATAAGATCCTCCCAGGGAAATATATTCTATGCTTTATAGTATATTCAGATGTGAAAGATCAGTGACAGGGGGTGGATGGATTACAAAATTTCTTGTTTTATTTTAAATGAATTAATGGTAAAATATTGA